AGGGTTGCTAGACACGTGTACAACAATGCTGGCCGTTACAAGAAAGCGGCCGGCGTCATTGGACGGGCATACAAGCGTTACAGGAGTGGTGGCGGAGGCAACAGAACCACTAAGAAGGCACGCCGCGAGATCGGCGAGTCCATAGTGCGAAACGTCAAGCACAACAATCAATTAGATCAAGATCTAACGGCCAAAGATGAACGGACATTGCATCATCATCTAATTAACCAAATTCCACAAGGAGTGGGCAATAATCAACGACTTCGTGGACAAGTACGAATCTCTGGATTCAAACTGTGCATGGAAGTAAGCAACTTGTTGGTGCCGTCAGCAGGGACAGCGTCGCAACCGATGTACTTCAACTGGGCATTAATCTCGCCTAAAGCGAATACGTGCATTGATCCCTCGGCACCATTGACAGACTTGGATAGGAGTTTCTTTAGGTCCTATGACGGCTCACGCGGCATGGACTTTGATGACTTGAACTTGAATGCTCTTCAGTATCATTGTGTCCCGATCAATTCGGACAGATTCCATATCTTAGCGCACAGACGCTATATCCTTGGGAGGAACAATATTTCAACAACCTCGGGTATTGAAAACTACACTGGGAAGAATCGCCAGATTACCATTGACAAATATATCAAGTTGAATCGCATGGTTCGTTATGAAAACGATGACGACCAACCGGAGTCACCAATATACCTTGTATACTGGGCTGCCTTGTACGGAACAGGTGCCGGAACTGTGTACACCATTAAGCCCGACATTCTCGGGGTTACCTTGCGCGCCATGGTATACTTCAGAGAGCTGAAGAGCTAGGCGCAGCATCAGGGATCTTGCCTGCCGGCGCCCCAGAAGGCCTGCGGCGCTTTATAGCCCCTAACCCTAACCCTAACAATAACAGGGGCACTAGATATTTTTAATTACGTAACGATCTCCGGTCATAGCTGCCATGTTAGGTTGCTCGTTGCAGAATACAACGACATGAACAGCCTTTGCTAGTACTTTCACACGGCTCGCATACTTGCTGGAGAATATAAGCTGATCCTTGAGCTTCTCGAGGACTGCGTACTGGAAATGCTCCATTGCGAATCGAGGGACATCGAAGAGGAAGATCGACTTGTTCTCGTCGATAGCGTACGCCAAGTCATCTCTTTTACCGACAGAGAGAAATTGGACATCATCAGGCTTCTTGGATACCATATAACGGACAAACCACGACTTTCCGGCATTACCTTCGGGGTTAACATAGAAGTTGACAGAGCGATCATCGGGATCGGTCTCTAGGAACTGCTCGAGGTCGAGTTGCCACTCTCGGAGCTCTCCGACAACCAAGACAGGTCGCTCTCGCAAGTGCTCCACGAGTTCTGTGAGCCGAGGGTAGCGGAGGAAGAGGCTTGGGAATTCGTTGGCGATCTGGCGCTGGGTAGGGCGCGCTTCCTGCTCGGTAACCCATTGACGGAACGCAGCGATGTCGTTGCGAGTTCCCTGAGAGTTGGGAAGTGATCCCCATTCTTGGAAAATTCCATCCTTTTTACAATAGTCTGCGGCTTGTTCAGAGGTACCACGGGCACGCTCTTTGTGGGATCGGGGCAACGCTCCGTTGACGAACGCAAGACGGCGGGGGGAGTGGAGAATAAAGAATCCTTGCAAGTGGGGAGTTCCGGACTCCCCGACTTCAGAGCCAACAACGCCGTAGCGGACTTGATCGCCGGAGAGGAAGGCATTGTAGAGTTCGGTCTCAGCGGGAGTAGGATTATTCAACGTGAAACACCAACGTGATGAAGACATGGCAGTGGCAGAAAAGTGAGCTGGGTAATAATAGCCAGCTCACTTTGCCGGGTCCGTGGGACAACGGTCACTTTTTTTGAATTTCAAACATGATGGTATCATATGGTAGAGGAGCCCTCATGGCTTATAAAGCCGGACGTTCATTTAGACGTTACCGGACAGCCGGCAGGGTTGCTAGACACGTGTACAACAATGCTGGCCGTTACAAGAAAGCGGCCGGCGTCATTGGACGGGCATACAAGCGTTACAGGAGTGGTGGCGGAGGCAACAGAACCACTAAGAAGGCAC